CGTAATCAAAACTTGGGAAAAGAAAGAAAGTGTTAATCACCCTTCTCATTATGGAGGCGCTGATAATGTTTATGAAGCGATAAAGGTGATAGATGCCTGGTCATTAGGATTTGCCTTGGGTAATACTGTAAAGTATATCAGTAGGGCAGGTAAGAAAGACCAATCAAAAGAATTAGAAGACCTAAAGAAAGCTTTATGGTATCTTCAACACCACATCAATCAATTAGAGAATAAATGAATACACCAATAAAATATTTCGGGGGAAAAGGAACAATGTTTAACAATATTATAGAACACTTCCCCAACCAAAATGACTTTAACATTTATTTAGAACCATTCGGTGGTTCCTTCTCAATAGGATTGAAAAAACCTGAAACTGAAATTGAGATTTACAATGATATAGAACAAAATGTTTATTCCCTTTATAAAGTTTTGTCGGATAAAGATTTATTCGATGAGTTCAAGTTCAAATGTGATTTAACTCATTTCTCCGAAGATTTAAGGAAGGAATTCAAAGATAAGTTGAAAGGTGACTTAACCACTTTGGATAGAGCATTTTACTTTTTTTATGTAAACAGAACATCACATAATGGTGTGGGTGGAATTACAATCAGCAACATAGTAAGAAGGAAGATGAGTAAATCAACTTCAGATTTTTTGTCTGCAATTGATAGATTACCTGAATTACACGATAGATTGTCAAAAGTAATTATGTTAAACACTAATGGAATAAAGTTGATTGAAAAATATAAGGAATATCCAAATTGTTTCATTTATGCTGACCCCCCTTATGAACAATCAACCAGAACAAATGCGAGATATAAGGAAGATATGGATAGAGATGGACATATTAAGTTTCTCGATTCTGTTATTGATTCCAAAGCTAAGATATTGATTAGTGGATATGATTGTGAATTATATGATAGATTGACTGATAATGGATTTATTAAAGTTCATTTTGATGTAAAAACTGTTGATGGTAACCATAAACCTAAAACCAAAACTGAAACTCTTTGGAAGAACTATGAATAAAGTTTATTAAAAAAAGAATAAAAATTTTTAGAAATGTTTTGGTTGTAAAAATATTTTTCATACATTTGTAATTAATCCACTTGTGAAACTATTTAAAATCATTTTATATTACAATTTAAACTCCAAACTATGAATCACGATTTAACTGCAACAGCAGAATTAGAACTTTCAGAGAATCAAATTATGTCCATTCTCAACAATTTAACAAATGATAATTTTTTGAAATTGTTTAATGAACAACAAATACAAAGAAATTTATCAATTACAGGTGAGGAACTTTTACATACAATTGACCACAGAGGAAAATCTAAGGTTTACGATGAAGGGGTTCTTAATTATACAACAGATTTAGATACATTTTCATTTGGAAAGTCGAATCGTAAGATTATCCAAAAAAAAGTAGATGAAATATGTAAAACAATTGAAGAATACGGTATAATTGTCCCAATTATTGTGGATAAAAAATTAGAAATTGGTGAAGGACAACATCGTGTAAAGGCTTTGATGAAGTATAATGAAAATAACCCCAACAATAAAAAAGGGATTTATTTTATAATTCGTAAAAAAATTCCCCCTCAGACAGTTAAAGTTATGAATAGAACTTTTACGAATTGGAAAAATCCTGATTATTTACATTCTTATGTTGAAGATGGATTACCTGAATATATTAAGTTGAAAAACTTTATTGAAAAAAATAAAGAATTCACATTCTATTTTTGTACAGCAATGTGTCAAAATGATTTGTCTGGTGTCGATAGACATGGTGGAAAATCGAATATAAAACATAATACTCATCAATCGATGAAAGACAAATTTGAACAAGGTCTATGGACAGTTGCTTCTGATGACCCAAATTTGGAAAGAGCTCAACGATATGCCGATGATATTAAAAAGGTGACTAAAGTTTGTAATATTACATCTCAACATTTTTATTTTGCGTTATTAAATTTATTAATGAATGTACCCAAGTTTGATTTGAATAGATTTATAAATAAACTTCAAGAAAATTATTTGTATTATCACAAAGTTCAAATTCATAACAGAGAACAAGCATATGATTTAATCAATGCTGTTTACAATGTAAAATCAAAGAAAAAGAATGAAGAGGAGTTAAACATATTACAATTTTGGAATAATAAAAAAAGAAGAAAAAAAACCGTAAATGAATAAAGTTTATTTGATTGATATAGATGGGACAATTTGTGAGGATATAAGAAATGAAGACTCCCATCTATATCCATTTGCCTTACATTACGAGGAAAGTAGATTGATTCTTAACAAGTGGTATGATGATGGAAACATTATAACATTCTTTACTGCCAGAGAGAGTAAAGATAGACATATTACAGAAGATTGGTTAAGATTGAAGGGGTTTAAGTTTCACGGATTGATTATGGATAAACCAAGATGTAAAGATGGTCAGGTTTATCACTGGATTGATAATAGACCTGTAAAAGCAACAACTTATAAAGGTAATTGGAGTGAACTTAAACAGATTTACGCAAAAGTACAAATATTCGAATAATGATGGTAAAAAGATTTGTTAGATTTCCAAATGAAATGGATTTCGTTGAAATGGAAATCAATATGGATGATTTTAATATGGTTACAGAGTTTAGTGACCAGATGTTTGGATGGTATAAAGGAACTTATATTTCAATAAAGTTATAAAATTAGTGAGAGTATTAAATCTATATGCTGGTATAGGTGGGAATAGGAAATATTGGGAAAATGTTGATGTGACAGCGGTGGAATACAATGAAGAAATCGCAAATGTCTATCAACATTTTTTTCCTAATGACACAATTGTGGTTGGTGATGCCCACGAATACCTCGCCAAGAACTGGAGAAACTTTGATTTTATTTGGTCAAGTCCCCCCTGTCAAAGTCATAGTAAAGTTAGAATGATGGCAAGCAAAGGAGGAAGTTATGACTCCGTAATGCCTGATATGAAGTTATGGGCTGAAATTATTTTCTTACAAAACTTTACCAAGAATACGAACATCAAGTTTGTTGTCGAAAATGTTAAACCATATTATGAACCATTTGTCAAACCAACAATAAAGTTGGGGAGACATTTGTTTTGGACAAACATTGATATCCCTGAAATTGAAATTAAAGATGGATTGACCCATAATGAGAGGGGAAGTTCTGAGAAAGGTTATTTTGATTTGAGGGAGTTTAAGTTATCCCACAGAAAAGACCAGATAATTAGAAATTGTGTTGACCCTGATGTTGGAAAATATATTTTGGATTGTGTATTAAGACCTGAAGAATTAAAATTAACTTAATATAGTATTCGTGGTAATGTAAGCCCCAATTCCTATTTATCAATAAAAAGATATATGGACAAGTGGAAAACAATTATTATGAGTGATTTACATTTAGGTGCAATTCAATCAAACACTGACAAGATTATTGAGTTCTTGGATTATAATGATGCTGAGACAATAATATTAAATGGTGATATTATTGATGGATGGGCATTAAAGAGGGGAACTAAATGGAAAAAGGGTGACTCAAAAATAATTAGAAAGTTAATGAAAAAGGCCGAACACGGAACAAAAATCATCTATCTACACGGAAATCACGATGATTTTATGAATCAGTTTGTCCCTTTTCAAATGGGTAAGATTGATTTTGTAAGAGAGTATGGTTTCAAGGGTGTTGATGGTAGATTATATTATTGTTTCCACGGAGATGTATTGGATTTTATCGTGATTAAAATGAAATGGGTCGCGTTAATTGGGGGATGGTCATATGATTTTGTTATTAAACTTAATACATTTTATAATTTCATCAGGAAGAAACTTAATTTACCTTATCATTCATTAGCAAACATTATTAAAAGAAATGTTAAGGGGTTGAATAATTTCATTGAGAAGTTTGAAACAAATGCAACAAAGTTGGCCAAACAAAAAGGATATGATGTTGCGGTTTGTGGACACATTCACCAACCCAAAATAGATGTTGATTATATGAACTCAGGTGATTTTTGTGAAAATACAACTTGTTTAGTTGAAAATGTTGATGGAAACTGGTATATCATTGAAGTGTAAATTATGGAAATAAGAAAAGTTAGTTATAAAGAAGTTGAAAAAGAATTCGTTGAAATAAAACCAGATTTATTGGATGAAACTGCAACATATTATGGTTGTTTCTACAAAGAAGAACTTGTTGGTATTGTTTCATATATCGAACATCCTTATGTTATTTATCTCTGTCATGCCTTTGTCAAAGAAGAACATAGAAACAAAGGAATATATAAAATGCTTTGGAATTATAGAGGTATTAAATTAAAAGACACCGAAAAACAAGTTTATGCTCATTGTAATGTTAATAGTTTGAAACATTTTATTAACAACGGATACAACATTGAAAAAGCATTATTCAAGGTTGTAAAAAAATAGTTGACAATCCCCCATTTTTTATCTATCCTCAATTAAAAAAATTAATGGAATTAGTAACGACTTATATTTGTAAGACCTCAGATAATGGTGTCCACGATAATATATTCGGTGGAACAATATTGGGGTTAATCGACCAAAGTGCTGGTGCTTATGCGGCACAGATATGTGATACACCAAGAATGGTGACAATCAAAATTGATGAACTTTTATTTAAGAACTCCGTTAAGGTTGGAAATATTATTAAGTTCTATGCCACAGTTAAAGAGTTTGGAACTAGTTCC